CCTAGAAAACAAGGCAAACGCTAGATGATCCCGAAGTAGATTTCGGGATCATGCGTGACCGAGCAAGCGGGGAGGCGGCAACGTGGAGGAGGACACGTCGTCGCACTCAACCCGCCGCCCGGTCAGTCTCCGCGAATCTGGCACAGGCACGGCCGCTCGGCCGCCATCGCCGCTGCCACCTTCAGCCGGCGGACCTCGGCCAGCAGCCGCATGACGTGGGCCGCGAGCGTGCCGCTGGTGCCGGTGTACGCCCCGCTGAACTGGCGGGCGTCGTGCTCACACTGGGCGAGGTAGGCGTCAGGCAGGGCATCAGGCACGCCGGCACTCCTGGTGGCAGGCCGCGTAGCCAGCGATGTCAATGGCAGCGTCGTCGGTCGCCGCTGGACCCATCTGGCGGGCGATCTTGTCGAGCACCATGACGAGAGCCCAGTCGGCCGCGGTGAACGTCGTGCCGAACGCCGCGTTCACCAGCGACGCCGTCCTCTGGAAGTGTTCCGTAGGCGGCCCGTACTTGCCGTGCCTGTCGCGGATCGTGGCGATCGCATCCCGCAGCGTCTGCTCTGCCGGCGAGACGGTCTGGAATCCCGGCTCCCACTCGGCGTAGGTCTCGCTGAGCAAGGAATCGCCCCGCTGCCGCTGCAGCAGGTGCTCGATGTACGGCACGTCCGACTCGTCGTTTTGCGTTTCCTCGGTACTTGCGACAACCTGCCGAGGTTCCGTCAACGGCGAGTACCCGACCATCTTCGGGTCATCGGCTGGCGTGTTTCCCAGCCGCTCGTGCACTGCCGCCTTCAACGCGGCGTTTGCTTGCTCCAGTGTCGTCGTCATGTTTGCTCCTCAGGTCTGGAAAACTGACAGCATGCGGCGTGCGTCAAGCCGACCTGACCGTGCCGTCCAGCATCACGCGGTAGTTCTGCACGTCGAATGCACCGCCGTCGTGAACGGTGACCATGGCGAAGCCGTGGTTCCATCGGTTGAACTTGCTGTACTCGGGCCGCAAGTCGCAAAGACAGCCGGTGGACCAGCACGCCGTTTCGTGGTGCCACATGTTGCTCTCGGCGTGATTGCTCGTGCGGTGGGAGTGGCCAACCAGACACGTCGAGAGTGTTCGTAGGAACGCCCCTCGGGCCACGTTCACCGGAGCCGCCATGCCCTTCGGCAGTTCGTGGCCGTGGAGCACTGGCAACTTCCCGAGCATCACCGGCCGCTGGTCCTCGACAAGCTCAATGTCGTTTTCCTTCAGGTCCAGCCAGGCCGTCAGGCTCATCCGTGGATCGTCGCTGATTTCGGCGGCATGCTGAAACAGCCAGTGCTGCCACCTCTCCTCGTGGTTGCCGCACTTCAGGACGATCGGTATGCCGGGGAACTCGTGCCGCAGCCATTGCAGGAACGAACGCACCGCCTCAAGCTCGGCCTTGAAGTCCCGCCGCTTGGGGTCTTTCATGTACCGGCTGATGGCGTAGAAGTCGGCGATGTCGCCGTTGAGCAGCAAGGCGGCGAGACGCTGCGTCTTCAGATGGCCAACGGCTGCAGCGACGGCAACCTCAGAGTGATACGGCACATGCACGTCAGACAGGATGCCGACCGGGCCAGTGACCTTGAGCACATGCGGCGTCCACGCCTCCGTCATGGCCCGAGGCATTGAGTACAGGTGGCCGTTCTTTCGTGCCGGGCGAGGTGCTACGGCCTTGGTGTGCCGTTGATCGTGCACGCCGTTGCGACCAAACTGCCGCATGATCCGTTTGCGGGCTTGCTCAAACGTGATCGCGTTGTTGGACTCGGCCACCAGCCGCCTCGCCAGCGAACGAGTGTTGGCCTCAGGGTGCGTCGTGCACAGCCGCCTAGCGAGTTCCGTGATTGGGTCGCCTGCCATTGGCACGCTCCTTCGTTGTTGGCTTCTTGCCTGTGCTTCGCCTCAACACCACATTGCCATCCTCGTCGGGGACCGGGTTCGGCCCCTCGTCGTCGTCGTCGTACTCGGCGTCGTCCATGCTGCTGTGCAACGCGGGCTTCTTGTCCTGCGGCGTCTTACGCTTTGCCATCGCCCCGCCTCCTCGCGTTGCTGATTGCTCGCCTGACGATGACCGTACCAGCGGCGTCGAGGAACGGCAGGCTGCGTTTCGTCGCCTCTTCGCGAAGCCAACCGACGATCAGCGGCACGTTGGCCGCGCACCAGTCGCAGCCGCGGCGGTCCATCTCCTCCGCTCTGGCTGTGCACTTGCAGCCTGGCTCGGCCTTGATGCCGATGCGGCCGAGGAGCCGCTTGAGTTCCGTCCCTGGGCCGTAGCCGACCGGCCTTGGCTTCCGCTGCACCGTGATGATGATGCGGCCGTCGGACTCGGTGTCGTCGCCGAGCACCTGCCGCACAGCGGCCAATACCCGGTCGTCGTCGGGCTGACCGCGGAACGTGACGACGGCGGTGCCTGCCATCAGCACTTCCCCCCGAAGGCTCCGGCGTCGCAACAGCCTTGCGGCATCAGTTGCCGAGTGCCGCCGTCAATCTCGTGCCGTACCTGCTTCCACTGGTTGCCGGTGCAGTTGGCGTTGTTCCAGTCGGCAATGCAGTCCGCCTCGCTGTCATAGCCGTAGGCCGCTTCCCACAAGTCGCCGGTGTCAGCATCGACGCCGATGATCGGATTGAGCACGCACGGGCAGACGTAAACGATCGCCTTCCACTCCGTGACCACGTCTTCGCTGCCGCACTTGTCGGTGCGAGTCACAGTGATCGTGACCATCTTGCAATTCTGCGGCGGGCAAAACCCGAGAGGGTCAGAAGTGATCCCCGTGTACGGGTCTGCTTGCAACGGGCACGCAGGGTCTTGCGGCCCGGATCCTTGATGCGTGAACTCCCAGTCCACGGTCTTGGCGTAAAACCGCTTGTCGTCGGTTGCCGGGTCGCAGTCGTATTCGTATGCCGGCGGGTTGGCGCACGAACCGCAGTCGTCTGCTTCCTGCCACGGCAGGGCTGGCAAGTCGTTGCGAGTGCCGCGGACAAACAGCGCGTCGGCAATCGGGTCGCCAGTGGAAGAACCGGCCTTGAACACCAGTTTGCGGATGTCCGGCGTGCCGGCCCCTGTGAACTGGCCGCTGCCCTTGTAGTGCGTCAGGCCGTCGCCGGTGAAGTCTGGCGGATTTGCCCCGTCTGGGCAGAGCTCCTCAAGCATCGCCGGTGTGGCTGGCTCGCCGTCGATCAGCGGAGCAGGCCAGCCGAACCCAGTTTGTGGGTTGTACCACGCTCCACACGGGTTGCCGTTCTCAGCGCACCAGCCTGGGTAGGGCTCGCCTCCAAACGGGATCAACGCTTCCTGGCAAGCCGTGATGCACGCGGACTGCGTCGGATAGTTGCTGGTCAGGTTGCAAACGCCGGCGCGCTCCAGCCCGTCATAGAGTGATAGGTCTGTGTCCGGGCGAAGGTAATAGAACCCAGGCTCGCCATCGACTGCGTAGTAGTTGAAAAAGTCCTGCCACGAAACGCACTGGCAGCAACTGCACGTCGGGCATGCACACGGCGTCTGGCAGCAGTTCGAGCAGGGCAGGAGCACCATAGGTCAGCACTCCGCGGCGATGACGTACCAGCCGAAGCCGTTGTTGCTCACGGCCACGTACGCTGAACTCGGGATCTCGGCAAAGATGTTATGTGCCACCTGCGTGCCGGCCGTCGCCGTTGGCCTCGAGGTGGCAGTGCTGGGCGGCCCGGCATAGAGCGTGATCACTGCCGACGAAGCCTTGGACCAGGCGGCCGTGCCTACCTGCCCGATCATGATGCGGACGCCTGCCGCACCGCGATCGTTAGACGGGCCAGACAGCGGCTCTTTGCCGACGTGCTTCTCGGTGAGCCTCACGCTCTTGCCGATACGCTTGGCGTCCTCTTCGGAAAACCCGTAGGTCGCCATGCCTCACTCCGACAGGACGAGGTATTGCAGCCGGGCCGCCGAGGTGTACTGCGTGCTCGTCACCGCCCGCACGCCGATGGTAATGGTTGGCACAAGCGGCAGGACGGCGGCCATTCCACGCTGGAGCTTCACCACCTCTTGATTGTTCGTGCCGTCGTACGAACCAACGAAGATGGCGTGCGTGCCGCTCGTCAGAGTCGAGAGGTTGCGGAACGCCGCGTAGCCGGCCGCAGTCACGTTACCCAGAGACAGCGTCTGCACGGCAGTGCCGACCGTCACGACTGCACCCGCGCCGGCCTGAGTCGTCTGGTCAACGCTCACGCCTGACGAAGCAAACCGCTCGCTGTAGTTGCCGTTCGACACGCTCAGCGTGAGCGATGCCTTGATTTCGTCTGACATTAGATGCCTCCAAACGCGAAGATGTCTACCATGTCCACTTCTTTGTACGGGTAGGCGTAGAGCTTCTTGAGGTTGGCGTTCGCCACGCCAGGCCCATAGGCTGTGGCGAGTGCTATTGGCACGGCCACGCCGGCTCCATCAAGCGGCACTGGCTTACTGACGGGGTTTCCGGCCACGTCAAGGATCGCGCGGCGTTCGCCGTTGATCTTTTCGTTGAACCCCGCGTCGTAGTAGGTGACGACGTGCTGCTTGGGGTCGTATAGCCATTCGACGCTGATCGTCCACAGCTGCCGCTTGTCGTCGTAATCGGCATTGAATCCCTGGCAAAGCAGCGTGCGACGAGTGCAGCCGAGAAAGTCAAACCGGTTCGTCTTGTTGGTGAACGACAAAAGCCAGGCGAAGTTTGGATCTGTTACTTGGCTGTTGGTGTAGGTCAGCTTGGCAAGGCATCGATTCTCGGTCAGTCCATCCACTGGATCGCCAGCGGAGTTCCTCGCTGGCTCCCCGCCCGCCGTGCCGTCTGGCCCTTCGTCGGTCAGCGGCACTTGCTGCTGCTCGGTGGTTACCGTGATCTTCTTCCACGTCTCAGCGTCAGTGCCTTCTGGCTTTTCCTCGTCTGGGTCTTGCGGCTCCTCTCGCTTGTTGTCGTACTCAATGGTGATCTTGGCCGCCCGCTCCTGCTCCTCGCCCTTTAAATAGCCGAACTTGCGCGAGGTGACGTAGAACGGGATGCCGCCGACCAGCTCTAGGTCGTTCAGTTGCGGGATCTTGCGGTTGTAGAACGTCGGCCAGG